TTCCCGTAGAACCGTATAATGTATTTAACCAGAATTGGTAAGCCGTGTCTAGTAGTGGATGGAATAAATGTGAAAAAGTTCCCATGCTTGGTTTCTTCCCATCCGTGGGAAGCTAGAAATGATTTAAGCTGATCTTTGGTCATGGCCCGACACGCAGTAAGTTGTCTTGATGAATTGAATGTTAAAGCACTTCCTTGTGCGTGTCAACGATTATTCCCGGTACTTTGAGTAATCAACTCCCCCTTCAAGACGCTTGTGTGAGTAGTCAGTCACACGCTTCTCAAAGAAAGCATCATGCCGCGAAGCCGACAGCATCCAGTCCATCCATTCAAGCGGGTTGGTAGGAACTTCTTCAAGAGAAATTAAACCCAACTGGAACAGCCTAAGTTGTCCAAGGTAGGTGATGTATTTCTTGACATCCCCTATGTCCAAGTCTTGTTGACTGCCGATAGCATACAACAAATCCAGAAAGCGATGTTCAGCCTGTTCATAGTTTTTTACTACCTTGATAATCAAGTCATCAATAGCCCAGTTCTCAGCTTCCGTAAGGTCTTTACGCATCTCGTTCAGGAACTTGATATTACCTGTCACATGCTCTTGTTCGTCGAGCAAGCTCCACTGATTGACATCGTTAAACCCCATCAGTTTTCCTTGTCGCTTGAAATTAAGCAATACAGCAAATGCACCGAACAAACCAATCCCCTCGCCAAGTAAGATTGTAGCGAGGATAGCAGCAGCCTTGTACTCGTCCCTACCGATCAACGAGGACGGTGCAGTCATCGCATCCAGCTTATCCCGCATTTCTGCGTATTCACTGAACCGTGACCAGTCCTTATCTGTGAAGCCAAACGTTTCAGCAAGAATAGCATATCCACGCTGATGGACAGTTTCACGTTGAGCAACGGTGAGGAACCATGTCCGTGCTTCGTTGTTCTTGATGTACGGTAGCAGTTGTGTATATCCGCCTGCAACAGTTTTATCCATCTCCGTAAACACACAAAGTAATTGGTCAATGATGTACTTGTTTGTTTCGTGAGAAACATCCTTAGTTTTCAACCCATCTTTACTGTTGTACTGCCGCAAGTCATCTTGCAGTTCAATCTGGTGTACGTCCCAAAACATCTCGATAGCATGTTTCTTTGACATCTCTACCGCCCAAGGATAGACAAATGGACGATAGGAGGTGCTTTCCTTAAATACTGACAATTACATTCTCCACTTTATCAACCTTCGCAAGACAGGCACTCACCTGCCCACTCAATCTTCTGCCGCACTTGAATACTGTTCAGCGGCGTCTCCCCGCCAGTTCCAACACTCACCTTGCCAGCAGCTTTAGCACGACAATAGTACAGAGACTTCAGTCCCTTCTTCCAAGCCGCAATGTGTATATCTGCCATCTCTTGCATCGTAATATCTTCAGGAACAAAGATGTTGATGCTCTGGCTTTGACACACATACTGTTGTCGTAAGGAAGCAAGTTCAATAATCCACATCGGATTAATCTCTCGCGCTGTCTTGAACACTTTCTTTGTATGATCATCCAGTTCAGCAATGTGCTGACAACTTCCTTCATTGGCAATAATACTGTCCCAAACTTCTTTAGTGTTCAGTCCAATTTTATCCAACTCTTTCTCAAGATACTTGTTCTTGATAAGGAAGCTCCCTGCCCGTCCTTGATTATTGAAAGCATTGCCAGCCCAAGGTTCAACACTAGGCGAAGCACCAACAATATCAGCAGAGGAAGCATTTGGTGCAATAGCCATCAAGTGAGCATTGCGGAATCCGCTACCAACACAGTCCGGTGCTTCTCCTCTTGTCAATGCTAGTTCAATGCTTGCTGCTTCAGCTTCGCGTTTGATGCCAGCATAAATGATATTGGTGTGCTGTGCTGCACTATCAAATCCACCACTCTCAAAAGGAATACTGTGCCTCTGCAAGTAGCTATGCCATCCAAGTGTCCCAATTCCAATACTACGTTCCATACTTGCCGAATATACCGCCTTTGACAAGACAGGGGGTGCAAGACGGATGAAGTATTCCAGCACGTTATCAAGCAATCGTACAAGGTCTTTCACCAACCCACTATCTTTCCACTCATCAAACTTCTCAAGATTGAGAGAGGACAAACAACAAACGGCTGTACGCTTGTCGGAAGTCATCAGTGTGATTTCGCTACACAGGTTTGATTGCTCTACCTTGTACAATGGGTTGGTAATCTGTGCTGGTTTGCAACGGTTGCTTGTGTCCACAAAATGCAAATACGGCTCACCTGTTTCAAAGCGCATTTCCAACACTTCTTCAAACACCTTGGCAGCATTCAACTTACGCCCTGTAGGGCCATGCTTGGGGTCAACAAGTTCGTAATCTTGCTCGTTGATAACTGCTTCCATAAAACTGTCAGGAAGATTAACAGCGTTGTTCAAGTTAAAGCATTTCTTGTTGGCATCACCACCGACAGGGTTACGCATCTGAATAAATGACTGAATCTCGGGGTGCGTAATATCTGCATAAGCAGCAATACTTCCTCGTCGGCTTGCTGTCTGTCGGTAAGACAAGGTGTCAGCGTCATACCCACGGAGATGGGACATCACGCCTGTACTCTTTTCATCAGGTGAGCGGTTGGCGGCATATACACCCACTCCGCCCCCCATCATTGACAACCAAGCTGTTTCAGTCCGTGCTTCAACAATCCCTTTCTTGTTGTCTGGAATCTTCACCAAGAAGCAAGAGATTGGCATTCCATCGGGTTCCACATTCCTTTGAAGCCAACTAGCTGCATCAAGCCATTCATTCTCATTGAACGTAGGCCATTCCACATCAACAGCATTACTCAAGACAGGGGATGCAAACGTAAACCAGTGCTTGCTTGCTGCGTCATAAATACGTTGTGCAAACTCATAGTCCCCAAAGCAGTAGCAGGTCGCTGCCCGTGCAAAAGATTGTTGTGGAGAGTCTTCATTGTCTTTCTTGTAAAATCCCTTTGCTGTGAGCATTGCCAATCCTTTCTCTGGCAGCAGTTTGTCACGGCTATAGTCAATCACAATTCCATTATAAACACTTACAGGTTGTTCCATCACTCATCCCCGCCATGATTCTTTTCACCAGTATTCTTCTTAAACACTCGTTCACCAATCCCCTGCCGACTCATCTTAATCAAGTCCTGTGCAATATCTGGCTTACTGGCATAAAGTGCTTCAATGCTTGCATGTCCTGATTGTATCCACTCTTTGTCCAATCGTTCCAGACAGATGAAGTATTCACAAGTTACAGCTTGGTTGTTAAGATTTCTGTGTTCGCAGACTAACGATTCGATAGGTTTCGAAATGTCGGCACCCAGCTTGTACAACAATTCCTTAATCTTCCCCTCTGTTCCATCAAATCCGGGGCAACGGATTAAATCTGACATGCTGATGTTTTTATAGCTTACAAGTTGTGTCATGTGTTTTCTTCCATATTAAGTAGTGCCTTGTAACTGTGTGGAAACAATTGTTCAATAACCGCAGCAACCTTGCTAGCCACGATACGGGTTTCGTACTGGGTGTGTGGATCAATCCGCAAACGAATCATATCACACCAAGCACCAAGAGAACCACTCCAAACCCATTCGGTCATTGTATTTTGTGGCAGGAACATCCTTGCTTGTTCGGCACACATCCCTCGTTCGAGAGCATGTGTATATAAGCAAAGGGAGTACTCTTGTGTGTCATTAACCATTTGTTGAAGGCTTTGAGGCCCACCATACCCACATGTCCACATCTCATTCACATTAAGAGGTTCGTCACTACTACCTTGTTTCACGTTGTCAGCGGCTTTACGGAATAATGTGGGCATGTAAAACTCAGGCTCGTCATCTACATATCGCCGACTCACTTCATTCCAAGGCATGAACTTGTGTTTGACAAGTTGTCGTGCAACAAAGATTGGAGCCTTTACACGCATTGTGATGAAAGCATGATTAAACGGGGACGTGTGTTTATGCTTCGCCAAGTAGTTAATCAGTTTTACATCCTTCTCCGCAATTGTAGCATCCTTAGCTACTTCTTTATGAAAGCTGACACGCGCTGCATTCACAACAGACAAATCACTTCCACAACTGTCTAACAATGTCACTTCGATTGGTACGCATTTCATTATTTCTTCCCCTTCACCCGTTTTTGCCATTCATTGTAATGTTCTTCACAAAGCACATTAACCCAACTTTCATTGTACAATGTCCCATTTTCACCACACACCATGCACGTTCGCTGACAAACCCAATCAGCAATGTCAATCAAGCATTCAATCTGTTCACATTTGTCATGGAACGTTTCATCTTCCAAATCATTCCATTCTTCAGGCCAGCCCCAATATACACGCAACCCGCCGAACTTCTCCTTGATTTGATTTATCTTCACTCCTTCAGCAAGCAATACAGCTTCCACTTTCCTTGCTGTCTCTTGCCATCCTTCGGGACACTCCTCGTAGGCTCCACATTGTTGCCAAATGTGATCAGGGATGTCTGACAATATATCACTCGTCATTGTCTGATTGTTCATACTTCTGCTTCCGTTTATCACGCTGCTCTTTCACAGCACGTTTACGTTGTTTGGCTTGTTGCTTTGCTTCTTTCTCGTTAAGTGTTTCGTTGTCATTGTCAGAAGCGCGATATGTTTTACCCATTATTGTTCCAGTTTCTCCACATTACACGCATAATCATAATACGTGCGGCCATTAACTTCAAGACGTAATTCATATTCGCTACACCATTGTTTCCAGACAACCAGAGAGACGATACAAGTTAGTCCGTGCCACTTCACCTTTTCACCCTCTCTGATTGTTTGAGGCTTCTGCATACGTCCGTCCGTATAAAATCATTGAAAACTTATCCAACACTTCACGCAATTCTACAATACTTTGTTTCATGTGTGATGGGGATTCTTTGAACCAGATATTTTCTACGACACCTGCTGTAGAACAAAGCTGGCAAGCGGAGGCGTACAACTCTCCAACAAGTTCGCTGTCAATCTGTTGTTTCATTTCCGCAGTTCCTCAACATTCAGTTCTACTTTAGGAAATCCGGGCCACTTGCGAATCTTCCCATTAAGGTCTTTCAGGTAGTAGTATTTCTTTCCACCACTTTCAGAGGATTCACCGTAGATGTCAGGTGGGGACGCCACAACCCATTGTTCGAGCAACTTGACATCGTCCGTATATTTCAGATGATTATTCTCCATCACCAATTCTGCTGCCTTCATCAAATCATAACGCTTTCCTAGCAATGAAAGCAAGCGGAGTGATGTGACAAGAATGTCCTGAACACCATCTACCATTTCTTGCTCGTCCTTATTCTCACACGCTCTTACTGTCTCTTCCACCTCTTCCAAGATGAGCAATGCTTGTGACTTCAACACGGAACATACTTTGTTCAAGGGGTCTTCCGGGGCTAGGTTAATGTTACCACAACGGATGTTGAAAAGTTCAATGTCTTTTTCAAAATCTTCAATATCGTAGGTAGGCTTGTTCCTCACCGATTCAATAAAATCTTTAAGTTTACCACGCACCCTATTATCCAAACCCCCACCATGCTCACTAACGATTCTTTCCACTTCGTCAGCTTTGGCCATGTTATATGCTTTTCTCGCTTCTGGTCTTGTACTAAACAGCCCAAGGTAGTGGTTGGCTTTATCGGATGTATTCATTGTTGCATACCATTTTCCGTGCTGTTCATAACACCCTTCCGCTGTCAGTGCATAACAAAGGGCTTTATTTATCCGCGACGGCAGGAAGCAACAGTTATCAGGGGAATATGATTTACTCCCCCCACCACTGAATAAGTCTTTGTCTAGCTCCCACCCGTCCGAATAGCATTGGGTATTTGCCCATTCATTGAAGTTGGCAAAACACATCCAATCTTCGCAAATGGACACGCTACCGTAAGCCAATACATCCGTGCGGCTTATTGGTTTAATACACCTGCGCAACATCCTAGTCCAGCAAGGATAAAACTTAGATTTACTAAGTAATTCCCCCTCCCCTATATGACCACCAAGGCAATTTCTGTGGTAAGGGTTTGCAATATTACCTCGCTTTATTGCGCACATCTCCACAGTCTTTACACAGTGTTGTGGGTAATGAAACGCTATATCAATGTCCGTAGCGCCTCGATACTCTACCACTGTAATCTCATACCCCTGATTTGTTGTAAACTTCTTGCCTTCTAGTTCTCTTTTGTTTCTAATTACCCTTGGATCAGTACAACCCTTCATCTCTCATTTCCTCAGTTTTATCAAGCCAGATTTTCTGTTGCTAGAATATAAGCATACCACTATTCAATGCTGCTTGCAACATCTTGTTCATACGGAATGCTTTGGTCTTCATAACAACCAGCAGCTTTAAACAACCGCTTACTGTACGCACTCCCGCCATCTACAGCCAAACTCTTACAACTACACCAGACAAAATCATGCCGATGATTGGACGTAATAACATCTCCACACAACAAACATTTAGCTTGGTTCAGGAAGATGTCACCAATGTTGTATTTACGTCTGATAGCTTCTGGTGTTCCTTGCGGGCAAAGGGATTGATATGTACGCTGCTCGGTCATACTGTTTCACCTATCAGTTTATCCAAATACCAACGGGCTTTCTCAAGAGATTGCTTCCCACCTTTCTGCTGATAACGCCACAAGTATTTTACAACATTGCCGCGCAGATAGCCACGGTATTCTTCATCAGACATCTGAGCCTTGATAGCTTCAATACATTCAATACCTGAAGCAGACTGGTAGTGTGCCGGGGAGTTTACGAGATCGGTTACAGAACCCCCTTGTTGCATATTTTCCGTTACTTTCTGTTTTATGTAATCAAATCTCGATGCAGCCCAGCCGTAGTTATTACGAATCCCGTTCACAGCAACGTCAGTGTTTTCGTGAACAAACGTAACCGTGTAATACACACCTTTATCCAACCACCTCTCAGCGCCAGTGTTGTCGATACACACAACCTTGTCACCAACTTTGAAGTTACTCATTTTCTTTCTTCTCCACCACACGTTTGTATTTACCCAACTTATCACGTTTATTCAGCTTGTTCAACAAAAAGTTAATCTCTTCCATTTCACCAGTGTAATACACACTACCTCCCGCACGTTCCCTTGTTTCAATATCAAACACCCATTCATCTTCCATGTGGTCTAGGTAGATTTCACCGACTGTACAGCATCCATTACTACTGCACACTTCATAGCGTTCGTTCAAGTAGACCCACTCAGTACCTTTTGGTTCTAGTTTCATTTTGCCATATCTCCTTCAATCTTATCAGCCAGCTTCCGCAAGTAAGCAACCTCAATCAGTTCTTCTAAGCAATCCTCTCCAGTCTCACTAACATCCTCGCAGTACGTCTCTAGCGCCCTTGCTCTACGTCGAAGAAGGCTTGAAAGAAAGGCGTATTCTTCTTGACTAAGTACCATAACAGTTTCTCCTCAAACAAAATACTGACAAGGGTCAGACAAAATATTGACAATCTGGATGTTTCTTAGTACGCCACAGCTTCGCCTGTTGGTCATACCATTGTGCCACAAGTTCGCACGCCTCTTCAAGCGTTACACCACCCGTACACCCGTCATTTCTACGGCAGACATGAGGATCAATTGTAACACCAGCAATTCCGTAGATTACATCAAACCCTGTCATTTTGCACATCTCGTGTATTCCTGTAGTCATGCACCACCTTCACCTTCTCACCCATCTCTTGTTCAAGGATGTGGATGAGTCCGTCTATTACCGAATTATACACACCAAGGTTGTGTCCGTCCATAGACATTTCAACCTTTTCATTCAGGTATGGTGTGTTGTTCACAATATCCCAGTGGATAATATGCTTGAAGCGTATGTTGACTGGTGCAGTAAGTTCTGTCATTCTTCGATTTCCATCTGGAGGTCATTGGGATGATAGAGGTTTGTAATTACCCCATCAATCCCGCCAGTGTCGTAACTGCCACACACAACACCACTATTCATTTGTACCCACTCAATCAGTTCTGTATCCCCATAAAACACTTTAGCATCTTTCAATCCTGAATTGAAAGGGATACGCTTGCTTGTAACAGGGATTTCTAAAGAAAAATCATCCCCTTCACATACATATACACAATCACGCCCCTCACAGTATCCAGCATACCTGTATGTTGTCGTTGCATTGCTGAAACACACCATATCCTTAATAGTGTGGGGGCCGTTGGCATAAATCACCTTCCCACCCTTATCTTTCCACTTCTCCCACAATTCATGTGTGAAAGGTACACGCTTTGTCTTTTGCTGTGTTTGTTGAGTCATGTCTTTTTCCTCCGGTTCTTTGTAGATTTCAAAATGTTCAAAGTGCGTATACTCATCATCCACGTTTGTAAATACCCGGTAACTTTCGACCCCCGTGACAATAGCATATTTCACAGAAAGAAAGTTCTTAAATACAACAGGGAAAGTGTTCAATACATTAGCCTTAACCCTCACTTTATCCCCAACCTTGAAAGGGTTCTTATAAAATCCCGCCATATTTACACTCATCACTCTTCTCCAATTGTCCAATTCAAACTCGCACATTGTTCCAGCATATCCCCGAGCAACCATTCAAGATCGCTTTCCGATTGTGGGATTGTTGAAGTCATTGTAACCGTATTTCCTTGCCAAAGCAACACATCTTTCTCCCCGTAACAACCACCAATGTAATAACTGTCTCGATGATTGGCAAAGCGATGAAACGCCATTGATTGCCAGATATTCATTTCCAATGGTAATGTCACATTACGCCAAGACATTCCCGGCTTGGAGAATGTTTGTTTGATGACGTTAGCCATTGCTTCGGGGAATGTTGCTGTGAATGTTATTGTGTACATAGAATTGTCCACTTGCTCGTTGTCTTGATGTCTCATCTTACTTCTCTTCATTTCCTGTGTCAACAACGTTTTCACACAATACAAAAAGAAAAAGCCCTGACAACCGTTAGGCTGCCAGAGCGTTATAATGTAACATTTTATTTTGGAAGTATTCCTTTGAAGATATGAGCGATTACATCCACTGTCCAACCGTTACCAAGCATCTTGTATCGTTCTGATGTCTTAGCCACGCTAGTATATCCAACAGGAACCGTTTGCAATTTTTCATACTCCTCACAAGATAGTTTTGTCAGCACACCGTTCCTTGTAACATAGTTACAATTCCAAGAGGCGTCTGACCGTGCGGTTAGGCAAGCTGCTTTTTCGGGATCGATACTTGCGTACCTTTTGGCTACGCACTCCTTCCCTTTTTCAGAAAGTAGCCACTTAACTCTTGCAGCAGACAGCACACTTGTTTCACTGATGATTTCATCAAGAACGTCAGTCAATATCGTGGGCGACTTACTGTTGTCAACTTTAATTGGTATATTCGACCAATATAATCTGTTACGCCTCTGTGCTGAAAAATCCGCACTATCCAACAACGTTGGTATTGTATCTAGCAGGTTACTGATTTCATCAATAGCTTTTTTACTCCCTTTGACATTCTCCAATAGCCAGTACAAAGGATTTACCTCGTTTTTTATTCTCAACCAATGGTAGAACAGTCCACTTTTACCGCTTAGACCAGAACCATCGCCTAAGTTACTTATTGATTGGCAAGGACTCCCCCCCCATTACAAGATCAATTTCACCCACACTGTATTCACCGCTCTCACAATAAAGCACGCCATTTTCATACCTAACTTTTGTAACATCCCCAAGCTGAGTGGTGTTTGGATAATTATGTTGAGTTACCTTAATTGCCCATTTATCAACTTCGGAAGCAAAGTATTGCTTGACGGGGATACCTGCACGTTCAAGTGCAATCTGCCCGCAAGACATTCCGTCAAACAAAGACAGTACAGTGATTGGTTCCATTTATTTCCTCAAAGATTTGTGTTAAAGGTGGAGAATACAGCAACATCCCTGTTGTTGTCAACCATTACTTCGGGGTGATGAGCATTCCAGTACGTTTCTCTTTATCGTTGACAGCTTGACGTTGGTTTAGCGTCAAAGGCTCTTCCCAGTTATCGTACAACCCGTCCCTTGCCTTATATATTACGTTTGCATCTACACCAAAATGTTCACGTAGTTCCTTTAAAAGCCCTTTATATGGCTCTGAGTACCGTTGCTTTATGTATTCAACATCTTGCCTCGTTAGTTTTCTTCTGAAAAAGCTAAAACAAACAGTTCTACCTTTATTTGCCCTGTCCTTGTTATTATCTGCCCAAGTACCAAGTTTAAGATGTTTAGGGTTAATGCAAGAGGGATTATCGCACGTGTGCATTACACACATCTTTTCATCTACAGGTACAGTGTAATACCAGTGGTAGGCAAACCTGTGTGCTAGAATAGTTTTCATGCTCATCTTCAATGCAGAATATCCGTCTTGCTTTACCCTGTACCTATATTCAACGCAATTTTCTTGAAAAGAACAGGAGTCCAAGAGGTCAATCAGGTTATGAATCCCCGTATTCTTATTGTTCTTTGAGAAGTCTCTCGTCATAAAGGCATTGCCTCCAATATAGGCACACCATCAACAATCACACCACACCCAATAATAGGTCTCTTCAGGTTCACGTTGTTGTATGCGAAAGCAAGGCTGTCATCGTCAATCAAGCAGCCAACCTGCATTGCCCAATACAATCCAAGCGGGTTGGCCCAATAGTCAATCTTGAACTTCTCATGGAAATGCCCCTGAACACAACTCATCCCCATTGTCTGACTAAGGCGCAATCCGTCACTGCTCTTTCCGTGGTGGAAATAAATAGGAGAACCATTCGGCAATGTGATTGTCAAGTCAAAATGCCATTTCCATCCATCCGTAACACCAAGAACATCGTTGTAAGACTTCAAGTATTGCTTAGGAATGCCGTGTGTCTTAGCCTTACGGTAGATCAGAGAACCATGATTGCTTTCAAGAATATCCATAACCGGAAACATCTCATGCAGCTTCTTGATGACAATTAAACTCTCCGATAATTCATCACCAGCACTCTTCAAGTTTGGGTCTGAATCGTGGTAAGACAGGGCATGTTTATCACAATTACCAGACACACTGATATGTCCATCCTGTCTCACAATGATCATTCCTGTATCAACCGTACAGCAATAGACAAACCCGTTGAAAGATAACAACTCTTTCTTGGCGGTTCTTATGGAGCATTTTTCTTTCTCCCAGACAACGTCTGTACTGTAAGCAGAACACTCACCATTAGCTGGCTTTACTGGACTGGCGTAGCACCCGCTCGTTACTGCCATCATTTGAACGTACTCAACATTCTCTTTCAATGCTGACGTGTACCTTGTGTGACCCTTCCTTGATGTTCCATCCCACTCCCCCAGTTCTTTTAAGAATATATTCTTTTCCTCTAAAGAAAAGACTGGTACGGGAATATTAAATACTTTTGTAAGATAATCAGGCACGTTCCCTTTTTCGATGTAAAGTTGAAAATCCCCACGTTTTACGTTATGCAAATTGAAGGGGATATTCAGGTTATTTAATATCGACTGAATCCGTTGAATCTTGCGTTCCTTTTTAAATGAAAGTCTTACAGCACCTTTTGTAAAAGTTCCATCTGCCTGAAAAGCGACATACAACCTAATCTCATCATCATCAAGACCACACCCCTCTCCACAGTGATAACCGTAACGCGGGATTGCCCAAGCCTCGTTCCCATAAGTATCCCATGCTTCTCTACGGTGTACAATTCCTTGATTATCTACTTTTACAAGATTGTGTTTCGGTGTAGTTTTGCTGACGAAAGACTTGTGCGAATACTTTAAAATATGCCCATCATAGGGCTTTTTAATAATCCGAGAGGGTTTAACAAAAGAAATAGTGGAATCTTCCTCCCACTGTGCAACCCTTGTTGTTTCAGAAATTTCATCAAAACGCACAAACCCGTTCTCTGTAAGAATCTCTACATCGGGAGGGAAGCATTCGTCACCCATGGATATAATTCTTGTCGGCTTGTATTTATCTTTCAGTGACTGAAGCCAATCTAACATCTTCGGATGGTGGTAAGGAATGTGCATATCACTGATAATCAGAACAACAGAATTGTCCTCTACTGTCTTGCTGCCATTCTTCTCAACATGGTTGTATTGCTCAACACGAATCAACGTATCATAAACTGTAGCACGAGCAATTCCAAGAATTGCACAGGCTTGGCGTTGACTAAGACCAGATGCAACTAGTTCTTTGTATTTGTCAAGCCATTCTGGTGTATTCAGTTGCATTAATCTTTCTCCGTTACATCATACTGATAAATCTCAATCACCAAAGCATTCTGTCCAATCAACGCGAAGTAATACAATGCGAGATGATTTGGCAGTGGATTTGGATAGCCAGTAACAGCTAGGCACTTTTCTACAATAACATCATTACTGTAGAACAAACCACTCTTGTTACGGAATGGACGGTCATCAACAGTTAATCGTTTCAGTAGGCGCATTGTGTTTCTCCGCGTCACGTTGTTGTTTCAAGTATTCACGATATGCGTCCCTACGCTTTTCCTTTGTGCTGTATTCTTCTGGCTTCAGTCCAATCTCTGTAAACTTAGCAGATTGTTCAGCCGCTGGAAGTTTACCAAAGGCAACACATTGCTTTTCGATAATAGCATCCTCCATTGACATCCCCATGCGTTCTGCGTAACTCTTTTGTAAGTGGCACTTGTCGGCACAAAGAAGCTGCATGTTGTCCATTGGAGCAAGCAGCCTGTAAAGGAATACAGCAGCATCATCATAGTTCTTGAAAGAACCAACAGGTGATACATGGTCAACTTGGAGGTTGTTTCCAGTAAACCAGTCCTTACAATAATTGCACTGTGCTACTTTCTTCACTCTTGGGTTGGTAATCCCACTCCCCTCAAAGTTCGGAATCATTTGCATAGCTTTGAACTTATTCTTCGTAGGGAAATCCTTCCAGATGCGCCTGAACTGTCCACGAAGGTATTTCCAATATTCTGCCTCGGTTCGCCAAACTTCAGGCATTTCCAGCCACACTTTTACAGGGAACTTTTTTTGGTATTCTTCCTTTTTAGTCATTTATTCCCACCATACATTTTTGTCACAAGGGATGTAATTGTTGTCTGGATTCTCTTCGTCAAAGTTATCCAGACGCTCTTGTAAGCACTCTACTTCCCTGTTGTAATAGTTAGCCCTGTTTTGGTAATAGTCAATATGAGCTTTAAGGCAACGTTTCATCCGTCCCGTATCCTTCTTAGCACCCTTGCGGATGAAGAACACGTTGTAGTTGCTGTTGTTTGGATGAGATAAATCAATACAATCTTCAGCAGCATACTCTGTAAACTTTCCTTTGTTGCAAGGTTCCAATTCATCCATGTTGGCAATTCGTTGGATGTTAATCTTCGTACCAATGTCTTTCTCAAAGAATACTTTCCCGTCAGAACCAGAAGACCAGTATGTATCTTCAAGGGCTACCTCTCCTTCGTGTGCTGAAAGGTTAGGAACAGCTTTAGCAATACGAGAACAACACCAGTATTGGTATGGGTCAGTCCGGTCATCAGCCCATTCCCAGTACACAACATCCCCAACACGAAGATTTACAGTATTATCAGGTGTCATAATTCAATTCCAAGTTTTCCAAGATATTTACTCAAACAGAAATCTTCATTCTCTGTCCGACGAAGCCACATAAACCAGTTCATCTCTTCCAGACGTTCCATTCCGTCTTCAGGCCACGAAGCCTTGTACGCTTCAATAATCCGTTCCCACCGTTCTTTCTCTGTTTCAGCACCAGACAGGATCGCTTCAGCACTCACCTTACCCACTCCCTTGGTAGAGCGCAAGCTGTATTTCTCGATAATCTTCGGTGATAGCTTACCAAGCCCTGTCACGTTGTCAGCAGCATCTCCAGTCAGCACCATCATGCAATGGTTATATTGCATTGCTTTCTTACTATTCCACCAGATTCCATCTTCCGGTTTGTTGTAATTGTAGCTCCAGCCAATATGATTGGCAGCAATGTCCTTATCAACAAAAGCAATGACAGCTTTATACTGGTCACGAGATTTTGCTTGCTTCAAAAAGAAGGCAGAGAAGCGTGTCACCGTGTCATCACTCTCTTCCCCTTGTGAAATAACACACTTCTCCTTGTACTTCACCTTCACCCAATCAGCAAGTTCCTTCAACAGTAATGGCTTATCACCTGTACGATTTTGTTTATAGCGAACATACTTGGCTTCTCGTTGCTTGCGGAAATTATCACTACCTTGAATACAAACACGGAAATCATCAGCGTTTGTATTACGAACAATTTCCTCAATCCGTTGTCTAAATGTGTGACAGGCATAACTGATTTCGCCATGCAATGTAACAATAGGAGAGAGAGAATAATCTTCCTCGCTAAACCCTTCGGCTTCTTCAGTTGTCAACCACTCCTTGAACTGCTTCTTGTTCTCCACAAACCAGCCACCATTGCCTGTTGGAATGTGTGTGACAAGATAAGTGGTTTTCTGCTGACACACTGCTGCTTGAAACAGCAATGTATCTGCATCAATAATCACTGTACGTTTAGATAAATCAATTGATGAGAACAGCTCATCATCAAGCAGCACACGAGACATTTTATTCCCCTTCACCAAACAATTCTTCAACCACTTCAGCAATCAAACTTCCTTTCTCAGCCACTTCCTGAATCTTGTCATTAGCCAATCCATTCACCAATGTATTGATCCATCCCTTAGATAGCTTGAATGTTTCAGCAGCGCCAGCAATATCAGATGTATGCGTCTCTTGTTTCATCAGCAAGCCTAGCTTTGACGTTACAAGAGAGTCTACAACCAACTTGAATTGGTCGCGTGTCTTTTCATTCTTCATAATGGCATCAATTGCGGCCCTATCATTCAGAGGCGGACGCCCTACGTTACGTTTTTGTTCAGTCATTTTCTATTCCTAATTTGTAGCACATCCTTGTGCTTTGGTTATATCAGAACGGGCAATCCGAGCTATCGAAATCTTCTTCAGCTTCCGGCTCAGGCTGCTTCGGCTTCACTGGAGCCTTCGGCTTGCTGGCTGGCTTGTCATCACCCTTCTCAAACACTTCCCGCTTTGCAGCATCTTCCTCGTCAGCAACAACCGTACCAAACGGGCTACCACCTCCACCAGCAGGGATGTATTCAATCAAGTTCTCAACACAAATGCTGTTCAGCTTTGCAAACGTACCAAAGCTATTCTCAACAACATCGTATGCTGCCTTACCAGTGCTTCCGTTTGCAACCAGCTTAGTCTTGGTGATGTCCTGTACCTTACCATTCCCAATCTTCAAATACACCTTCGGGGCATACTTCTCGGGGATAGGATTGCCATCCTTGTAGGTGGTGGCACGAGCCAGCTTGATTGTGAATTGCTCATCCTGATTCTTGAACGGTGGATCAATGTCGAACTTCTCCGTAAATTCATCATTATCAAATTGCTTTGCCTTTTGCTTAGGGAACTTCTTGTTCCAAGCCTTTGCATCTTCCTTACTGACAACAACCTGAACACTCCACTCCTTCTCTTCGGATTGGTACTTGTTCTTCGGTTGCTGAATATTTGTGTAGAGGAAGCAAGCTTTGTTAATAGTTTCCATAGATTTCAGTCTCTCTGTATGAACGTCCGTAGACGTATAATGTAAAGCAAGCGCACGGCCTGTTGTTCAGGCTGCTTGCTGCAATGTGCTAACGGAATGTTAGCGGGATAGCAACAACACAACGAAATGTCATATTGCTGCGTTATTTCTTCTCTGCCCAAGCCACAAAGGCGATAAGAGTACCAAGCAGGATTGCTCCAATCCACAAAGGACTTGTCACAGCCCACCAACTCCATGTTGCTACAGTTCCAACACCAGCGAGTTTCAGTGTCAGGAAGATGAGGAAAAGGATTGTCAGGATGGGAAACCCTGTTGAACCAGTTTGTTTGTTGTGTGTCACAGTGTTCTCCTATTAATGTTCAAGCTCAAACTCATCAGCATCCAAATACCAATACACTTCCCCATCAACGAACTCAATGTAATAGGAATACCCATCAGCACTGTATCCATCTTCTTGGATGCGTATAATCTTTCCTCGTTGACCGATTTCAAAATACTCTGGATCACTTACAGTGGCTCGGACGTATTGTCCGGGTTTGTATTTTGTTCCGGGATAGGTTGCAGACATCTTTGTTCTCCTACGCTGATTCAACTTCTACAAGAATAGCTTCTGCTTCTACGTCTGTCAAGCCAGCAAGAACATCCTCATTGCTGTTAATT